CATGGTAGCCCACTTATAGATAGCCTTCATATCGTAGTCGATAAGGTTAAGGTTCCGTGCGATAAGCCCACCCGTTATATTGCATGCAAGGATAGACGACCAGAACCGTTCTCTGTTGGTTAGTCGCATTTCCTTATCTATCTTAGCTTGCACAGCGAGAAGCCCGCTCACAGATTCTTCCAGATTCCCTAGTAGGTGGCCGCAGTATATGTCGCCTGCGATACCGTAGTTCTCTAAAAGCTGGTGGTCGAACATGCGCTTTGCTTCGGCAGGGGCAATAATGTCAGAAGGTTCGATCTGGTATTCAATCAAGCGCATCAACTCCCCATCTGGACTAGCCTTGTGGATACCAAGTTTCTCGTAGAAGCTGGCGTTGGAACTTGTTAGGGATAGAGTTTTCCATGTTGTGTTGTTCAGTCGCAGTTCGTTGGTCTGAGACTTGGCACGGTTTGGGCCGCGACCTTGAGACATACTGTACGCCAAGGTAGAGAAGTCTTGTGCCTCTGTATTTGTCATCTCGTCCATAGTGAAAGGCAGGTTATTCATCACGCCTAGATGGATCATCCGTGCGGCTAGGGTGTCCTTCCAGATAGCTGCCAACTTAGTTGGATGCCCATACACGCTGTTACAGACGTATAGAATCGTTGACTTGCCCGTGCCTGAGGTCTTGTGTATCAGGTTTATGATTGCCCCGTTCTGCCCCGTATACTTCAGCAGGGGTGCGCCAAATGCTGTGAGGGCAGCAAAGGCGTGGGCTTCCAAACCCGGTTTGTTATACATGTTAAACACTTCTTTCCACTTCTCTAGTGTCCCTTTAGGGGTCATATCAGCGGCAAACTGTGCGGTGACACTGGACGGGGGGCTGTGGAACGTGCCATCTTTCGTAATTTCTCTATTGCCGATAACAAATTTGCTATCGTTTTCTGTCCATCCGAATTGGGTTCTCATTATTTCTGCCCTAACTTTGTATTGGAGTTCCTTAACAAATATCATTATGAACGTCGTCAACTCGCTCATCTGATACGGTAGCCCTGCTACACCCTTACGTGCTAACGCCGTTCGTAGGCTTTCCTTAACCGCAACAACCGATAGCGGCACAGTAAACTCAATCACTTCTTCCTTAGGTAGATGCAGACGAATAAGAGCTAACTCCCCCTCCTCAGGGTCGCGCATACGCTTGACGACATAAATATCATGCTCGTAGACGCATATAGGCTCCGCCTCCTCATCCGATTTAGCTGGCATCTTATATACCCCGCCGTTCTTACCCCGAAAGTAGGGAGTTGGGTATGGAGGTATGATGTAGCTACCGTCTTTCTCCAGCGTGGGGGCATCCTTTTCTTGCACCTCAGGGCGTATAACTTCCCTGCCTAAAGATAGCGGGGTCTTTATGCGCCCCTTCCACGGGCATCCTTCACAGCCACCGGGGTTGTGCTTTTCAAAGGTAGTGCAGTGGTGCGCCCCGCTGGTTGTGCTGGCCTTGCTCTCTGTTTCGTCGTAACTGTAGTCGGGGTATTTCTCGGATATCTTATGTATCGCAGTCTTGCGGTCAACGCAGAGGTGGGCAACAGACAACGCATCCCACCACAGGGGTTCGGTGATCGTCTCTTGGTTCTGGTATACGTATAGAAGCTGAGCGCAGCCCTCGTAGTTAGCACTCTTACGCATAATACGACTGAAGCTTAACGTGGTATTACTTAGTAGGGACTTAGCTAATTCGCTAAGCTCTCTATGCGGCGCATCCAGTTTAGATACTACTTCTTTAACACCAAGTGAATCCCTAAACGTAGCGTATTCAATATCCACGCAGTCGCTAATAACTTCTACCGAAGACGGGGGTTCATCCTTAAAGTTTAAAGTGCCCGGAATACGCAGCACTCTAGCTACTTCAAATACGCTGGTGTCTACATAGAGATTATGGATAACACAAAGCTCGTTGAAACGATTGGCTACAGGCTCCCATTCCTCGCGGGTGATGGGCGTAGTTAAAGGCCAATAGGCATGAATCCCCCTGCCAGAGTTAACAAGCAGTGGGCGTGGTAAACCTATTAGGGCGCAGAATTTCTGCAACTCCCCGAGTGCGGTGGGTTGGTCTACATACCCATCGGGTCTACCGGTGCTATCGTTTATGACCGCTTTGGATACGCCGCAGTCTATATCCAACCAGAAACACTTAATGCTCTGGACGTTTTCTTTCTTACGGCTCTCGTTGGTCTTGTATTTAGCGCACCCAAAAAACACGTTTCGTTTCTGGGCTACAAACTCCTCGGCGGCTGTGTCAGCTTCCTTACGAGTAGCTACAAGAACCTGCTTTACGCTCTTCCCCCTTATGCCTACCACAGCGAACCAGCCATCAACGGCTTGAACTCTGTCTAATAGATCAATGCCCGGCATGCTATTCTCTTTGCGAAAGTAAAGGGGGGACTAATCCCCCCTTACTTAGTGGTGCTAATAGAGTATTAGCTAAGTTTTTTTATGTACGAAACTACCGCCACATTCTGCTTTGGGTCATAAGTGCCAATGAACCAGTTATAAACAGTCTGTTTGCTGACGTTAAGTTTCTTTGCCACCTCGCTAGCGGGGATATCCAACGCAATGCACAACCTGCCAAGCAAAACACCAGTACGGCTTTTATTGGCTTGTTTGTTAAGCTTAACAATATTTGCGCTGTATCCGTAGCTCATGGTTACTCCTCACTCCAAGCAGATACAACATCGGCCAAGTTTTTCTTGGGCGGGGCAGCATCAGGTTCAACTTTCTTGGACGCACGTTTAACGGGTTCTGCCGGTGCCGGTTCATCCGTATCTTCAGCAGCAAACTGCGGGCTTTTAGGTTTGGCCTTCTGAACTACGGGGGCCGGTTCCTGTTTTGCCTCTGCTGCTGCTGCGGGAAGCTTCTTCACCCCATCAACTGCTGCTGCGGTGAGTTGCACAAACCGCTTAGCCTCAACAGACTTCTGTGCCGTTTCAACCAGATCAAGTTCTTCGTCGGTCAAGTGCCGCACAGCGGTAAACTTTAGCACGTCTCCGGTTTCGTTTTCATCAAACCGCATCTCAGTAACTACATGGTCGATGCTCTCGCCGTTGGCGGGAAGGAAGTTCTTGTAGCTTTCAAACGGGTGCGTATTGCCCACGCCCTTACCGAACAGGGACTTCGACGGGATGTTGAATTGATACAGATGCCCCGTGGTGTCGCCTTCAAGCAGTATGGCTACACGACGCATGAAACGGCATGCACGGCCTTTACCGTTCTGACCTGAGCCATCAATGTTCTGAGGGCAGCTGGCGCAGTTGGCCGATTGAGCGTTAGCTACATTGCTCTCCGGTGCCGTGCCAAGGTTAGACCAGCAATCCGGCAGTGTGGCTTCCCCATCGGGGTCGTAGGGTTTGCTGTAGAACTGCCGTGATACTTTAGGCAACGCGTTGACAACTATGACATTGATAAAACCATCCCGCACCTTACCGGCTTCCTTGCCGTTAATCATGCGGCGGAAGATGCCCTTGTTCATAGCGATACGACTGCCACCCCCACTGGAATCAACGAGGGACTTGGATAACGCGCTAACCTCGCGGGCGCGTGAGGGTGCTACGGAAGTGGACTGTTGGAAAATGCTAAGGTTGCTCATGCTTTACTCCTTCTGACGGATATAGTGTATTTGCTGTCTGCTTGTAGTCCCATTGGCAGCTTATCGGGGTTTTCTTCTAGGAACTGCTTTAAGTTGGTTTGGTGAATGCGTCTCTCCAGTAGTCCGTATACGTCGTTCTCTTTTATAAATGTATACATTGATTCCCAATCGTTCGTCCAGTAGCGTGTATCTACCTTACGCATGATTGTGCCAACGGTAGTCTTGATGCTTGTTGCGTTGTTAGCGACGCAGATTTCCAACAACTGTGCGGAAATTACATCCCGTTGGGAACGTAACTCTTCCTTCTTCTCCTCGTAATCGGCGGTGAGTTTTGCTTCCGCGTCACGAATTTTTATGTAGATACCCGCTAAAACATCTGGCGGTAAAACCTCTAAAACTTCAGCTTCCATGTTAGCTCCTTATGTATGGGTCGTTCGCCCATTACGTTCAGTCTAACCATGCTCCTTGACTCTGTCAAGCTGTTTCTTCAATTTCGTTTCTATACAGGTCAAGTATTTTTGCGTGTCCAGCTATGTTATTTTGCAGCATAGTGTACAGCCGTGTTTCTATGGGACTGCCCTTGATATGCACCACAGTCATGGGGTTTACTTGCCCCGGTCTGTCTATACGCGCATTAGCTTGAAGGTAGGTTTCTACGCTAGGCACAGGTGAGTACCATATGATTACGTTGGCCGCAGTAAGAGTTAACCCATGTGATGCAGCTTGCGGTTGGATAATCAACACCCGTATATCATCTCCTTCTTGAAACCGTTGGATGATGGAGTGCCGTTTGTTGACTGACACTTGCCCGTTAATGACCTCTGCCGGGATGCCTTTCTTAGTAAGGAAGTCGTTTAGTAGCTGTATAGTATGGGTGAAGGGGACGAAGATAAGCACTTTATGGCTAGCTTCGTTGATGACTTCTTGTATTACGTTCAACCGATTACTCACGTCAAACTCTACAACCTCACCAGTATCGCTGTAGACTGCGCCACCAGATATCTGTAGTAACTTATTCAGGTTCACCGCTGCGTTAACAGCCGTTATCTGCTCACCCCCTGCCGACATAGTCATTTGCTTCTTGAGCATTAGGTAGTACTTAATCTGCTGCTGGGTTAGTGGTGCCTCTCGTTCTACGTAGGTAACACTAGGTAAATCTAAGCACTGGGACTTCTCAAACCTAATGGCGGGTTGTAGTGCCTTATGCACTATCGCTTCGGCTTGCGGCTTGGGTGTCCACGTAAAGGTGCTTATTTTATACATCACCGAGTCACGGAACTGCCCGTAGAACTTAGGTGTATTCTTGGGGTTCACCAGCTTAGCCAAACCATACGCATCCTCAGGCGACTGTGCTGCTGGCGTACCCGTAAGCATCCACATGCCTTTGACTGTCTTGTCGATATCCCGTAACGTCTTCCACCTATCAGTCTGCGCATTCTTGTAAGCGTTAGCCTCGTCCACCACAATCAAATCAAACCCGCCGTTGATGATGGCGTCTTTGACTATCTCCACCCCATCGTAGTTGATGATGACGAACTCAGCCCCGTTGTTGATTAGCTTCTTGCGTCTATTGGCATCCCCATAAGCTACATCGCAGGTGCGATGTATCGCAAACTTGAACAGGTCAGCTTGCCACGCGGACTTCATAATGGATAGCGGGCAAATCACAAGCACACGTCGCAAGATACCTAGCGTCATCAAGTAATCACATGCCCATATAACGCTCGCTGTCTTGCCGGTGCCCTGCTCGTTGAAGCAGAATGCCCTGCGGTTAAGCGTCAAGAACTCTGAGGTCTGCTTCTGGTGAGCGAAGGGGCTATATTTACCCGGCCAGTTGTAGTCCGTCAGGATGCTATTTGGTTTTGGGAGTGTTACGTTTGACTGTGTGGTCGGCATTGCGACTGAATGACCTGTTCGCGGAAGCAGGTTTAACCCTAAGGTTGCCCGTAGCATTCGTGCCCCCTTTGCTAAGAGGCTTGGTGTGGTCAACATCTTTTCCATCTCCTGTATGCACTTTCCCTTGTTTGGCTAACTGCGCACGTGCGGTGTTGCGCTCGGCTCGTTTCTTAATCTGGTCGGGCTTACCTTGGTATGTTTCGTATTCGTGCTTATACGGACGTGGTTTATTGACGTAGGGCATGTGTATCTCCTTGTCATTGCGCAGCTATCTGTTTAAATGAAACAATGGGTATATAAACACATCGCTCTATATCACTAGGATCATTACGATCTGTGCGGCCTCCGATGGATTCGTCGTACCCTGTACCAACTTTAGTCATAAAAAGTCCATCCGTAAACTTAATAACTAGGATGAACGGCGCGTTTTCTTTATGCGCCCAATCCAACCCCTTCTTGTACTTAGCAGAACTCAGCATCAATGTGGGGTATTTGTAGCTAGCGTTGCCCCTAACCTTTATCTCCGCTATGGCTTGCACCTTACCGTCTTTAACGAACTTGCCGTTCACCGCATGCAGTGGGGGATACTGCTCGTAGGTGCAATCAAACACGTTGCAAAATTTAGCTGCTATCTCTAACTCCTTTGCTACGTTCGTAGAACTCTCGTATTTGGGTCTCATCTTCTCTCCTTATAGTTGATACACGTCTTGACTGGGCACCACCCGCAGAGAGGGCTAGCTACGGCATTCCATACTCCGTTTTGTATAGCCTCTTCAATCCGCGTCACGTCATACTCAAAGGGTGCTATGTATGACTCGCTGTCATCTCTGTAGTGGGTACGCTTCACAAACTCATTGCTGACTACAAATAGCAACGCAGAGTTAATCCGGTTTACCTCGGGGAAGTGAACGAATATAGCCGTTGCTAGTAGGTCAAGCTGCTTTGTGTCCGCGTACTTGGCGTTCTTACCGGTCTTGTAATCCACCATAAACGCAACGTCCTCTTGGACGATGAGCAAATCCACTATGCCCCGCCACCACACATTTGAGGCGAAGAATCCGCACGGGGTGTATTCTTCTTCCTGCTTGGCTAGCCCCAACCTAAGTTCGCAATGCTTTTCACCGGGGATTCTATTGAGCGCATCCAACACGTCTTGGATGTAGGCAAACTTCTGTGGGATGGGTTCGTTCTTACTTATAAAATTCTCAGCGGCTTTATGCACTTCGTTCCCATACACCAGTGCGGTAGTGCTTGATTGCTTCACATCTTTGGCGATACTCAAGTGGTAGTACTTCTTCGGACATTGCTGGAAGTTTTTTATCGAACTGTACGACCACGTTATCGCCATGTTAATCTTTCCTCTTCCTTGGTTTGACTGCGGCTAGTCCACGATTGCCGCT